CAATAAGGTTTCCTGATGTCCATGGTTCACATTTTGTTTTTTCTAAACGTTGTTGTTCTTTCTGACGTGAAAAAGCTGAAATTTTTTGTCCTTCACCCTTTTTCCATTCTGAATTAGCTTTGTCTAAATCTAATCCTATTGAAACTAAAACATCGTCATATGTCCCAGCCAACCATTTGATGTACTTGTCTCCAAATTCAGCCCAAGCGTTTTTGATACCGTCTTCAGCAATTTTGTTCTTGTCAGTAATTGTTCTATCGATATTATTATTTGATGCGTAAGAATACTGTGTATCATTTAACCAATCTCTAAATAAGTTGGATAATTCGATACTATTGATAGGGAATTTGTCTTTTTGTTCTACTTCTTTATCACCCCCACCAACTTTAGGTTTTGTTTCTTTTTCTTTATCACCCCCACCAACTTTAGGTTTTGTTTCTTTTCCTTTAACATCTCCCCCAACTGTAGGTTTACCATCCCCACCAACTGTAGGTTTACCACTCCCACCAACTGTAGGTTTACCACTCCCACCAACTGTAGGTTTAGTATTATTGTCTTCAACCATTTCGTTAGGTTTTCCTATCCCTACTTGAGGTTTAGTATTACCAACTTTAGGTTTGGATTCAACTATATAATTTTTTATACCCATTGTCCTGAATCATTTTTTGTGTAAGGATATGTTTGACCATCTTCAAATGTAACTGACACATTTTTTTCATCAATAACATTAATCTTTGTAATTTTAGGAGTTGCGGAACCATACTTTGTTGTAAAGTCGTTTTTAATATCCGTTATTTGTGTTTCAGTTAAACCAGTTACTGTTTCAGGTGTTTCTGGAGTTTTTCCAATTTCTTCAAACGTCTTGTCAGCCAATTTTGCATCGTTACAATTTAAAGGTTGGTATTCTTCACCAGGTTTTCCGCTTTTAATATTTAAGAACCACTGACCATCTTCATAAAATACTTCTGTTTTTGCGCCATTGTAAACTACGGACATTACCCAATCAGGTCTTAAAGTATTACTTTCTTTAATATCTTCAGCTATCGATGTGTTCACACCATCTTTAAGTTTTCCATCAGGACAAACTTTTAATAAGTCATCATATAACTCTTTCCACTCACTTTCACTTGTTCTATACATGTCAAATAAAATATAAGCTCCACCAATAACAGATACGTAAAGTGATGCCATACCAGGTCTGAAAACTAATTTACCCGTATCATCAAGTTTTAAAATTCTTATTGTCCTCAAAAAGTTTTTAATCCTTGGATTAACATTTTTAGACATCCATGTTAAAAAAGATTTCCACCGAGTGTTTGTTGACATTTTTTTATAAAAAGTTATTAACTCGTCTTCACTCATAGTTTTCAACTTTCCCATAACTTGGTCAACCGTAAGATTGTTCGTAAGTTTTTTTCCTTCATCAGAAAGTTCTGATTTAATTTGTTTGATTAAATCTTCAGCATCTTTAATTGCTTGTTTTTCAGCTTGAGTTGTGGCTTCTGAAGCGATTTTACCCGGAGCTTCCAATTCCGCTCTTCGTGAAGCTGTTGCATCATCAATATCTTTCTTATATAAATCAACCATTTCATCTGATAATTTATTACCAAATGGGTCAGTATAATTTTTAAAATCGTTTAATAAATCAGTCTCAAGTTGTTTCAACTCATCAAGAGTATTTGACATCTTAATCAAATCAAGTGCGTCATTATCTAAAATAGTATTTTTTACATTTATTAATACAGGGTCAGTATCTTTAACAAGTTTACGAACAACATCCGTATAACCTTTATTACTTAAAATTGCTTTATTAAGTAATTGTGCAATGTCGTCACTTACTTTACCTGTTATTAATATATCATCCAAATACTTATCTAAATCTATTTTTTTTGCCGCCGCATCAGCGTCTGCAACCTTTCTCATTTGTGATGCAATAGCTTCAACCGCATCATCTTCTATAGAATCAACATTTTTAATCAATGCGTATACCATATCACTTATTTCATCACCAATAGATTCAGTGATTAATTTAAGACCCATAATTTCACGAGACCTATTAATTTCTTCCAATATTTGTTTTTCCATTGTCGTTTTTAATTATAAATATTTATTAACTACAAAAAATTATTTTTTTATTTCTGAAGGTTGTCAATAACAACTTTATCATCTTCATCCAACCATTTCATTACTTCATCAAAATTTGTGTTTCCATAATTTGACGAATCTGATGATGTCGAAATTTGATTTTCAGGTTGAACATTTTGATTATATTGTTCTTTCATTTTTCTTAATCTTTCAATCGTTTTTTGATGTTCCTGTTTAAGGTTATTTATACTTTTTAATTGTTCTTCAGGTGTCATTTTACTAATACCTGTTACTCCCTTATATAATTCTTCACCTTGAGGTGATTGTACAAGATTAACAATCAATTGAGGTTTTTCAGATAAAACTTTGTCAACTTTTAATGAATCTTCAGTGGATAATGATGAATAAAAAAGTTCTAAAATTTTTAATTCTTTTTCATTTATTTCTTTACCTGTAGCCAACTTCCATTTTTCTTTTATTAAACCTAATTTTTTTCCAAAGTAGGTTGCTACAGGTACTGCAAAAATTGCTAACTGAAATGCGACAGGTTTTAAAGATTTTAATACTGCTTTTGTTGAAGCACTTGATTTAACACTCGCTTTTAATCCGTCTGAAATTTGACTAACATATTTTTGAACTTGAGGATTAGTACTATCCATCATGGTGTTAACAATAAATTTTTCATCAGAACTCATTGATTTAACTAATGATTCAACTTGTTGTGGTGTAAAGTTATTACCCAAAGCCGCAAATTTAGATATTACAGAGTTAAGAGCTTCTTGGTTTATAGTCACCTTACCCATTGACTCAAATAATTTCTTTACAGGTCCAGCCTCAAACAAAAACGGTAATAACAAAAACGCAATATCCATTTTAATTTTTGAAGGGTCTTGTTCTTCTATTGAGTATTTTAATGACACAGCGTTTAATGCACTATCTGCCAACATATTAACCCAAAATGCCAACGCTGGTCCTGCTCCTAATCCCCAAGTTGCCGCAGCGACTAACATCATACCACCAAGTTGTATTGCCATACCATACTTATCCCAAATCTTATTTGTACAAGGTATTTTATATTTAGTATATCCACCTTCATTTGCATAATACTCACCAACTCGTTTACCATTATAAAACCAATTACCCTTTGCAATACTGTTTAAAATATCTTTACTACCAATACAATCGTATGTGAAATATTTTATTTTATCAAAAACATCATTTTCTGAAGGTTTTGGATTACCATCTTGTATTAAATGCTGTTTAACTGCGTTATATACATAATAATTTTTCTTATAATATTCATAAGTTCCTGGTTCACCCTGGAAGAAATCTTGCCACAAATATGGTTTGTCAGGATAAGACGTTTCCATAATTCGTATCTGTTCTTTTGAAATTCCCGCTAATTTAACAATCGCTTTGAAAAGTGAACTTTCTTTTTCATTATCATCACTTTCTTCTTCTTTGATTAATCCGTATCTTAAACAATATGGAATTTGATATTGGTCAACATCAATTGTGTATCTACTTATACAATTATTTAACAAATATCCGACAACTTTTGAAATTTGATTTTCATTCATCAATGTTAAAGCAGGTCCTAATCTAACGTTTTGACCTTTTACATCTTCATCAGGATATCCCCATGTTTTTTTATCAATATCAATATTTATAAATTCTTTTTTAATTCTTTCTTCCAAGAATTTTTTAGCTTGTTCTTCATTTTCTTTTTGTTCTGATGAAATTTGTTCAGACGTTTTAATTTCAGGATATGCTTTTAATCTTAAAGATGATAAGATAGATACGCAATTTTTAACAGGGTTATCATATGACCACGTTTCATCATATTTGAGTTTTTGTTCAATTTCTTTTTGTGTCATATTACAACCAAAAGGTATTTTGTAAGTTGTACCATTTTTTTCATTGTACTGTACAATTGCCTTTTTGAACGTTTCAGTTATTTTATCCGCCATCTGACTATGTTTCATGTAACCCATGTCGGCCAATGCCCCCTGAATGTTTAAATATAAACTTCCATAATCAGGATATCCTTCTTCGGTCTTGCCTTTCACCCCTCTTTCAAATCTTTCAATTACTTTGTCCGCAGACGCTTTAAAATCTTTTAAGAACGATAAACCAAAATTCTGTATAAGATTATCCCAATTTGGATACTTCAATGGTTGGTAATCAAATTTTTCAGGATTATCAGTATATTCTAAATCGTATCGTTTATACAACTCAAAATCAATTATCATCGCTTGAACCCCTTTCGATAAAATTTCATCTTTTGTGACTTTACCTGACTTACCAACATTTTCTTTGTTCAAATTGTCTTTAACAAACAAACATGGGTACTTGTAAGATAATTTAATTAATTCTTGGGTATTTAATGATTTAATTTTCTTTGCAAAAAGAATTATTGCTTCTTTCATGTTTTTATTCAATCCGAATTTTGCATTCCCTTGTGAAAATCCGTAAGATATATAATCACTTAATTCTTTAAGTGACATATTCTTTACCATCTTATCAGCACCTTGTGTTGAATAACTTATTTCTTGTTGAGTTTTATATTTTTCCCTATACTGTGTTGTTGGTTGAACTAATTGCCATACAGTAAACATTTGACCGACAGTCCCACCATATGTATTTGGGTCTATTGGTAACCCATTTTCAATAATTATTTGACCATTACTATCAACAAAATACGATGTAAATAAATTTTTATACTGTTTACATGTTTCAACATATTTTTCATTAGTGATAGTCCCGAAAACAAGTTTATTTTTTGTTTTACATGCCATAATACCTTCTGCCAGTCCTAAACCAATTTTAACAACTTCTAAATTTTTTGCAGATTTTTGTGAGTTTTTGTATTTTGGTAAATCAAAATTTGCATAAGTGGATGAAGGTGCAGTTACGTACTTACCATCCCAATCAGAGTTATAACGTTGTTCATTGATAACAAAAATTTCAGTTACATTTTCATTTAAAGTTTTTGATGAATCATATTTCATCATCAACAAAACTCTTTCTAATATTTCTTTTTGACTTGAATTCATTTTTACCAAACTTGATTACCAACACCACGTTTAACTCCTGAGTCCCATTTCTCTCCCTTCTTACCTAACATATTTCCAGGTCCTCTTACCGTTACATATAGCTCATTCCAATTACTTCCTCGTTTGTTTGTGTTTGAAGTTCCTCCACCACCCGAAGGTGCTGCATCTTGTTCTCCCAATTCATCTTTACTACCTCTTCTTCCGTTATCGGTAGTTAATTTTTTGAGCAAAGAAATTATGAAGTCAACGTCATGTACCATTATTACATAAATATAACACGACTAATAAAAAAAGTGGATAATTTAGAATAGGAATGAAGGTGGGATTTTTTTTGGGTTTGAACTATAAAATTCATCCATAAAATCTTTTAACTCATTTGTGTCAACCTCATATTCCTTTTCATCAACAGCTTCTTCATCGATGATTAATTCATCGGTATCTTCTTCGTATACGATAGGAAAATCACTTGATTCATAATCAAAGTTTTCCAAAATGAAAAAACCGGACTTCTCAACAAAGTCCAGTTCAAATTCATGTTCTCTAATTTCGTCTTCACCATCTTCATCCAATCTAAAACTCACCTGTATGATTTCAGATTTTGGATTATAATAGTAGTCAACTATTTCTTTAATTTTCATTTTCTTACAAAATTCTTTTGAACCAATTTAATGATTCATTAATTTGTTCTTTAACAAGTGGTGCCTTTGATTTTAATTTGATTCCTTCTTCAATTTCTTCCATAGAATATCTTGTACCACACTCACATTGTTCACCCTCTTTCATTTCACCACCACATTGCTCACATTGTTCACCTTCTTTCATAGTAGAACATTGTTCACACTGTTCTCCTTCATAAAGTCCACTACATTGTTCACAAACTTTTTTAAGTTTTCTATTAACTTCTTTGTTTGTGTATTCTTTAACTTCGCCCATGTTACTAACAGTAATACCTTTTTCATCCAAAGCTAAGTTTTCAACTTTCAAAGGAGTTTCATTAGGGACATTATTCCCTCTTGACACGTAACCGTCATATTGACTTCTGTGTCTATCTTGTATTGATTGTTTTTCTTCTTCAGTAATATTCAAAAAAAATGCGTTTCTCATATGTAATTGTTTTCTAAATAAATATACGGTTGATTGAATAATATTCTTTTATTATATTTTACACATGGAAAAACCTTATCAACTATTACAACCAGTTTTTAAAGACCACCGTGGGTCTTTTACTCCAATCAAACTTTCTGACAAGTGGGTTCAATCAAACATTAGTATAAACGACGATATCTTTGTCTTTCGTGGATTACATTATCAAGAAGGAGAAATGTCTCAAACCAAATTGGTTTCAGTTATTCAAGGGAAAGTAATTGATTTTGTTGTCAACTTAGATAAAGAAAGTGATGATTATGGTAAAATGGAAACATTTGTTTTAACATCAGGTGAATCGGTGTATGTCCCAAAAGGATATGCTCACGGGTTTCTAACACTTCAAAGTGGAACAATCGTTAACTACTTGGTTGATAATGAATATTCCAAAGAACACGAAGGTTGTATTCAGTGGGATACGATAGAAGAAGTTAAAGATATTATCTCAAAATACATGAGAGGGTTTAATTTTAAAATGAAGATTAGCGATAAAGACACAGAAGGTATTTCATTAGAACAATACAAAAACAAATGACAAGAGAAGAAGTAGATGAATTGGCAGAAGGTGCAATCCTATTAGATGGGTTTGCCGATTGTATTACAGGTATCGTAGAAGAATTTGGAAATGGAGTTAGAATACTTTATTCCCGTGATAAGATACTTGAATCATTACAGAAAGATATGTCTTATGAAGACGCTTTAGAATATTACTACTACAATATTGTCGGAGGACATTTTGGTGAAAGAAATCCGTTATTTCAGATTTAGTAGTACTTTGCGTAGAACTTAATAATCTTTGGTGAGTAACGTTTAAGTTTTGAATTAATATTTTCAGACGAAAGTTCTTTATCTTCTTCTTCAAGAATACTAATCACACCATTTACCATTTCTCTTTGAGCTTGGTCTGCCATATCCAATACCTCATCAAACGATTCATTGGTATCACTATACTTGTGTTCGTGTGCTAATCTTTCTTTACCTATATAAAGATATGGTGCCGCAGCAAACATATTAACGACACTCGACTCTCGAAGTTTATTCAAATATCTTTTTAAGAATAACATGTTAAAATGTTTCAATAAAAATGAATCATCAGATAAGTCACTTATCTGACTTTCTTGGATATTTCTGTTTTTCTTTTTTTCCATCATTTCATTGAAATCTTCTTCCTTCATCCATTTATCGTCATCTAACATATATAATGAACCACCCTTGTCCCACTTAACTTTATATTGATTAAATCCGCCACCTCTGTGAACACCCATAAAAGTTCCTTTGTCACCAAAAGATAATGTCGGCTCATCGGTCATATTAATCAAGACAATTCTGTCACCCTCTTTCAAACTAGGATTTAATTTCGGTTTCATATATTTATAAATACAATGAAGTATATAATATCCGAATCACAAAGAAAGTTATTGTTTGAAGAAGTTAATGAACGTGTAAAAGAAGTTCAGGAAGACGGAATGGAATTTACCAAACAAATTGTTCATGACGTTCAACAAAACACTTCACTTAATTTAAAGATGATGTTGACATGGGGAGCATCAATCGGAGGATTTATGGGTCCTGTAATGCAGTATCTCAATGGTGAATATCCTGATATCACACAAAAAGATGCTTCGTTAATTGCCGTTGGTATTGCTTCAGTAATCTTCTTTCAGGAAAAACCATTTGTTAAAAGTTTAATTGAAAAAATTAAAGAACATGGTTTGGAAGAACCTTTTAAAACAGGAGCAATGAAAGCAAACCAATTAAAAGGAGCGTTAGCGGATTTCTTGAAAAGTTTAAATGTAATTACGTTTAGTATATCAAACATGTTGAGTTACGCATTTCTTGTTCCAATCATTCCTATGATTTACGACGCAGTAGCTGAAGGTGTGTGGGATATGAACGACGCTGAAATGTTAACAAAGTCACTTGTTTCATTCGGTCTTATTACCATCTCAGGTAATTTCTTAAAAAGATTGATTGATACGGTTGTTAAAAGAATTCTTAGATAAAATCAATTTTGATTTTTAAATCATCCTTTCCTTTGAATATTCTGTGATAAGTCCCTTGTGGGATTAACAATACTTGACCTTCAGTTAAATTGATTGGTAATTGATTATCTAATTGGAACTTCCAACCATTACCTTCTATTACTTCAACCAATCTATCTTCTCTATCACGATGCCATTGTAGTTCTCCACTATCAACATCTGATTTGAAAACTCTAATCTTAGAAGTTTCTGTTAGTTGTTTATCTTTATACGGTTTCATATTACCAAAATCCAGGATAAGTTTTACCACCCCACAAATAACCAAAACGGTTCAAACGACACGCCCAATAACCGGCGGTTAATCTATCTTTCTTCTTAGAACACTGATGTCTTGCTGCAAATGATTTACGAGCTTTAGGGTTAGATACCTTAGCAGTTAATCCACCATGAACATCTCCAAATGAAATCTTCTTAACTCTACCTGTTGATGGGTTCTTTACATAAACAACATATTTCTTTCCACCACCAGTGTTTCTTCTTGGTTTTCCAAGTTCTACCTTCTTACCGTTATACTCAGCCTCAGAAATAAATTCTTCCTCAATAGGAGTATCCAAGAAAACAACTCTACCACTTGATAACTTCACTTGTTTTCCAAAGTCAGATTCAACAAGTTCAACATCATCTTCACTTAATTCTACCATTCCCTCAAAATACAACTCACGAGCTTCGTTAATAACATTGAAGAACTCCTCTGAACCAAATCTAAAAATGTTGTCGTTTAGTGGTATATCATTTGTCATGTGATAATTAAGATGTTCTGAGATAAGTGGTTTATCCACTGATTCTGTAAGAACTTTTTTGATTAATTTTTTAATATTCATTTTTTACTTCGTAATAAGAAATACAACCCAAAGAACAATCCCGATATACAATAAAAAATTCCTGTGGTAATCCAATAAGAACTTGTGTAATCCAGAATTGCTTTGAACATTATGTCGAACCCTAGCGGATTGAAAAACATTGCGAGCATAAGGCAATAGGTGGCAACATTTTCCGTTAGAATTCGTTTCATTTTCGTCATTATCCATTAACGTGGGTTTAAAGTTTATGAACAAAGTTCACTTTATTTATAAATATATTTGTGTGTGGGAATATTTTGTGTATATTTGTATAAATAATTAAATAATCAAGTCCTATGAAAAACTTATTTCTTTCTCTTGTTTTAGTGATGGTTAGTTTGGTAGCTAACTCACAAACTCCAAAATATTTTGGTTTAGAATTGGCAGAACAATCTGTACTTGACTCTCTTGAAATTCCTTACTTATCAATTTCAGAAAGAAATGGTGTTAACGATTTTGGAAAAATTGAAGTCGATGGTAAAAAAATTACCAAGTTTAACAAGTTTTTCACTAATAACGAATTTGTCTTTTCACCTGTTAAAAATACTCCATCTGTTAAATTTGACTCATTTTTCAGAAATTATAAATTTTTAACTGAAAACGATAAATTTTATGTTAGTTTATTCAAAAACTACAATTTTGATATCATCGGTTTTTCTATTATCAAATTAGAAAAATCAAAAGGTAAATACAAAACTGTTCAAATTATTGAGTATCGTGATAATGATACCAATGCATACGGAACAATGGTACTACTTGGTGATGAAAATAATTTCATGAAATTTGTAATTTAATTTCAAATAATATAAAAAAAGGGAACTATGTTCCCTTTTTTTATATTTATTAACTTATTCAAAATTATTTTGGAGTATTTGTTGTTGGTGTTACGTTCGCTAGTGACTTGTAAACAGGTGATTGTTTAATAGCAGTTAGTTGTTCTTGGTGAACCCCATCCTTATCATTTATTCTTGGTTCTTTAGTAAACGCACTTGCAACCGCAGAACTAGGATGTAGTTTCACATAATTTGTAATAAACTGATTGTATAATTCTTTGTTTAATGTTTGTGGGTTTTTTGTAGAACCATATTTATTTTCAAAATTCCAATAAAATACTTGAGCTAAAACTCCTTCTGAAGTTGATTTGTACCCCGCTCCAAAAATATCAGTTTCTCTACCTAATTGCCACACTTGACCATTTCCTGACAAATAATGCTGGAAAAAATAGTTTTCAGATAAATTTCCGTTTTGATTAAATGTGTAAAGAAACAATACTGATGAATCTGCGGCGTAACCAAGTCCACCGTCAGCAGGATGTTTAGAAAACCACATATAATCATCCCCTGGAGTATATCCTTGAGATTGTGTTCTCCATAATTTTAACATATTATCCCAATTAAATTTCCCTTTAACGGTTGCCCTTACTTTTTGAGGAACTGTAATATCTTTGGTTGTTTGAGTTGCCTGTTCACTCAAATAATTTTTTTTGGTTGCAGTTTCATGCATTTCCAATATTCTTTGTTTTTCTTCTTCAGTGATAATTAATCTTTTCATAATAAAATATTTTATTTATAAATATGCTTGTGCGGATAAAAATTTTGTATATATTTGTATAAATAATTAAATAATCAAGTCCTATGAAAAACTTATTTCTTTCTCTTGTTTTAGTGATGGTTGGTTTGGTTGCTAACTCACAAGTAATAACAGTAACAATCACAAAGTTCCAAAATTTCAATCATAGTTCATCAATTCCGACATTTGATGCAATGAATTCAGATTTAATTGAATATCCTAACTACGGTGTTGGTAAAAACGTATACACGTTTGATTTCAATAAACGAACTGTTAACTTGGTAAACTGTAATGGTGAATTTGTATTACCAATCATTGAAGTTTTTAACACAAAAAATGTTTTTGATTGTATTGTTGATGATAACGGTATTAGAACATACTTCACACTTGGTAAAATTGAAAATGAAGAAACTCTTGAGTTTATTAATGAATACGAAGAAGGTAATAGAGTTTTTGGTTCTTTTTCAAAAGGAAGTGATGTAAGTTTCAATATCAAATAAAAAATGGGAAGTTAACTTCCCATTTTTTTTAAGTGTTTTTTTATAGTTTATACTTGTTTGATTTGAGGTAATCCTGCATTTTTTAAATTGTCATTTATAACAAAATTATAAACTAATTTGTCAAACTCAGGTCCACCTAATGGTTTTGTTTGATTATAAGTCGGATTTGCTTCTTTCATTTTTGTTTTCCAAAGTATTAAGAAAGGTTTCCCTGACGCTGAATTTAAATATGCCGAAAATGGGTATTTTTTAAACTCTTCAGGAGTACTATATGCCTTAGCTAAAGCTGTTAAATATTTTACCAAATGTGTTTTTAGATTACAACATGGGTTTTTATCATCTTGCTGTACACACTCTACACCAAAACCAAGTTCTTTCAAATTAATATTTGTGTCAAATCTATCACAAACAAGATATTTTCCATTCAAAAATTTATCAATATTTTTATCTGTCAATCCTTGTAATTTATATGTTACTCCATTAATTAATGTTCCACCAGCCTTTGCTTGTTGAACTGGTTGAGCAGCTTGCTCACTCAAATAATTTTTTTTGGTTGCAGTTTCATGCATTTCCAATATTCTTTGTCTTTCTTCTGAAGAAATTTCAAATAGTTTTTTCATAATCTAATTTTTATTTATAAATACATGATATTTTGAAAAAATTATATACTTATAGCTAAATAATTGAAATAAATGGCAGCTAAAGTATCAAAATCAGCTAACTCAATGAAGGTTTCATTTGGAGTTAAAAAATCAGGTAAATCATCAAAAAAATTTACCGCAAATAAAAGAAGTAAGAACTACAAAAAGGCTTACAGAGGTCAAGGGAGGTAAAAAATGAAAGAATACATTAAAAAACAAATAGGAAACATTAAAAAGTTTTCATTTGCCGAAATGACCTCCAATAGTTCAGGGAAGACATCAGGAAGTGGAACAGCAGGTCTTTACATCGTGTTTATCGGTGGGATAACATTCTTTATGGGTTGTGTAGATAAAATGTTTTTAAACAAAGATATTGATGTTATAACACAATCAATCATCCTTGTTGGTATCGGAGCAACACTTTTAGGTTATAGAAAATCAAAAGATAATTCTGAAGAAACAACAGTTATTGAACCGATAGAAGAAACAACTGAAGAAGAGATTAACGGTTAATTCCACCAACGTTCAATATTCTCACTCAAAATTTTGAAAAGTAATTTTCTTGCTCTTTCGTGATTGTATCTTCCGATATTCAAAGCAATTCTTGATTTAACTTCATATGAAGTTAAATCATCGTTGTCCATTTTAAAAATATGATACTTTTTATTGGTAATAATTTTTTTATATACCAATGGATATTTTTTGAAAAAATCATTTAGATTTTCTTTTTTCAAACGTG